GCGGACAACGAACTGCGCGCAGCGCAGAGACTGAACGAGGCGTCTGAAGGCGGCGATGCCAAGGCCAGCCTGGCGATACTCCAACATCTTCACGGCTGGACGGCCCGACAAGAGATCAGCGTGGACGTCTATCAGAAGATCAGCGTCATCACGGCGCTTGAACAAGCGCGCGCAAGGGTGATCGAGGGGACGGTGATAGATGGCTGATAATGCGCTTGCGCCCCAAAGCAAGAACAGGCTCGCGGCTGCGTTAAGTTACGAGCAAGACCGTCCGGCGTTTGGCAACCCTAGCATGCTGGAGCAGGGCCGCAAGATGCGCGAACGAAAGCAAGCCGAGCAAGTAGAGAGGTCTGCTCAAAATGTAAAAAGCGACCTGCTGGCCAGAGCTTTGATGCGCCGATACAACCCGGAAACGCTGACCGGGCTGACTGACACGCCGGAACCGCAAACGCTAGACGAAGCCGCTGGACTGGATCCGAGAGTAGACCGCAGCACGTTACTGCCGTATTCCCAAAAAGAAGGATGGCACGTTCCTGCTGCTGTGGCTGGTCTGATGAAGCTGGCAACCGCATCAAATCCGCAATACTCCCACCTGATGCAGCCGGAAGAAGCAATGCCGTTGGCGACCAACATGATGGGTGGTGGCATGGGCGCGTCAAGGGCAGCGCCCGCGCCCGCTGGTTCGTTGGGGATGTTTATAGGCAAAAATGCCAAAACTTGGGACGCCAGCGCCGCCGCTAAAGCAGTACAGCTAGAAAAAGCTGGCGCTGACGCTGCTACAATTTGGCAGCAAACCGGCACTTGGAAAGCACCTGATGGTATGTGGCGTCAAGAAATACCCGACGCGTCAGCCGGATTTAGGATGGAATTTAATTCCGCGTTGCCAAGTAAGAGCAATGCGTATAGCCCGATGAAAGACATACCTATTGGCGGCGCGTTTAACCACCCAGAGTTATACGCGGCGTACCCGGACATACTCCGCACAGGGCGCATGGAGGTTGCTAAATCACCCGACTGGATGCCCGCGTCAAGCAATTCAGGAAGCCAACGGGGCAATCAGTTTACCGTGCGAAATAAAACTGAAGAAGGCGCAAGGTCTACCATTTTGCACGAACTGCAACACGCAATACAACAGCGCGAAGGTTTTGCTCGCGGTGGTAACGAAAGTCAATTTTACGCCGAAGTATTAAAAGATATAAAAACAAAGCATCCCCTAGCGTCATCCGCTGACATAGCCAATATTGCGTCTATTGAAGCCTTTCGTCGTTATCGCGCGTTAATAGGCGAAGTTGAAGCGCGGGCTACAGAAGCGCGGGCTAACTTAACCGCTGCCGAACGAAGAAATGTGTTGCCGGAAAAATCATACGATTTGCCGTTGCAACTTTTACGGGCTAAATAATGCAATTACCGATCTATCAGTCTGAGGAAGAACAGCGGCTGATGGTCGAGCTGTGGTCCCCGGCGTTAGCCGACGACCCCGAGGCGTTTGTGCTGTTTGCGTTCCCTTGGGGCCAGAAGAACACACCGCTGCACAAGTTCAAAGGCCCACGCGCGTGGCAACGGCAGGTCTTGCGGGACATCAAGGCGCACATTGCAGGCAACAAAGGCAAGGTGCAGATGGACACCCTGCGAGAGGCCGTTAGTAGCGGGCGCGGAATTGGCAAGTCAGCCTTAGTATCTTGGCTGGTGCTGTGGATGCTGACCACCCGCATCGGCGGCAGCGTCATCATCAGCGCCAACTCGGAGTCTCAATTAAGGTCGGTGACCTGGGCCGAGCTGACCAAGTGGGCGGCGATGACCATCAACAACCACTGGTTTGAGATCAGCGCGACTAAGCTGGTGCCGGCGCAGTGGCTGTGCGAGCTGGTCGAGCGCGACCTGAAGAAAGGCACACGTTACTGGGCCGCCGAGGGCAAGCTGTGGTCGGCGGAAAACCCCGACAGCTACGCCGGCGTGCATAACCAAGACGGCATGATGCTGATCTTTGATGAGTCATCAGGCATCCCCAACCCCATATGGGATGTCGGCGCCGGGTTCTTTACCGAGAACACGCCGGACAGATATTGGTTTGCCTTTAGCAACCCGCGCCGCAACGAAGGCTACTTCTTTGAGTGTTTCCACGCTAAACGGGCGTTTTGGAACACCCGCAGCGTGGACGCAAGGACGGTGGAGGACACTGACAAGCAGGTCTACGAACAGATTATTGCCGAATATGGCGAAGATAGCCCGCAGGCCAAGGTCGAGGTGTACGGTGAGTTCCCCGACGCGGGCGAGGATCAGTTCATCAAGCCCATGCTGGTCGAGGACGCCATGCAGCGGGAGCGGTGGAAAGACACAACTGCGCCTATAGTATTAGGTATCGACCCTGCGCGGGGCGGCGCTGACTCTACGGTGCTGGTGGTGCGCCAGGGGCGGGACATTGTGGCCATCAAACGCTACTCGGGCGAGGACACCATGACCATAGTCGGGCGGGTAATCGACGCAATCGAGGAATACAAGCCGATTTTGTCGATTATTGACGAAGGCGGGCTGGGATACGGCATACTTGACAGACTAACCGAGCAGCGTTATAAGGTGCGAGGGGTGAACTTTGGCTGGAAAGCCAAAAACTCTATTATGTGGGGCAACAAGCGGGCTGAGATGTGGGGAACCATGAAGGACTGGCTGAAAACAGCGTCCGTTCCAGTTGATCGGCAGCTAAAAGCTGATCTGGTCGGCCCCATGAAGAAGCCTAACAGCAGCGGTACGATTTTCCTTGAGGGAAAGAAGGAAATGCGTAGTAGAGGGTTAGCTTCACCCGACGCCGCCGACGCACTGGCGGTTACTTTTGCCTTTCCCGTCGCGCACCGCGAGTATCGGGAGCCGACACGGCGCACAGCGTCATCTCACGTTGGCGTAACCAACTCTTGGATGGGTAGCTAGGTGAAAAAAAGCGTATCTTTAGCCATTGGTCGAGGCGAGAAGCTCCCGGTTAGCAAGGGCGCTGGCCTGACCGCCAAGGGTAGGGCTAAGTACAATGCGGCAACGGGCAGCAATCTGAAAGCCCCGGCGCCCAGCCCCAAGACTGCCGCTGACAAGGGCCGCAAAGCGTCATTTTGCGCCCGAATGTCGGGCGTGGTGGCCAAGGCTAAAGGCCCAGCGGAACGTGCAAAAGCCTCTCTTAAACGGTGGAAATGCTAATTATGCCCCTCGTTAAGTCACCTAGCCCAATGGCCTTTCGCAAAAACATCAAGGCAGAAGTAGCCGCTGGAAAGCCTATAAAGCAAGCGGTGGCGATAAGTTATGCTGTTAAACGCGCTGCGGCAAAGAAGAAAAAATAGTGGCATATCAAGACACAGGCATTAACGAAGCCGGGGCTGTAGCCTCTGGCGGCACTAAGTCTGACCGTGACAACGGTGAGATGCTGGCGACCATGCGTACCCGTCTAACGATGGCGATCAGCGCGTATTCAGACAGCCGCGAGGACGAACTGGACGACCTGCGCTTCCGCGCTGCAAGCCCGGACAACCAGTGGCAGTGGCCGGCTGATGTGCTGGCAACACGCGGATCGGTGCAGGGGCAGACGATCAACGCTCGCCCCTGCCTGACCATCAACAAATTGCCGCAGCATGTGCTGCAAGTGACCAACGACCAGCGGCAAAACCGGCCAAGTGGCAAGGTAATACCGGCTGACGACAAGGCTGACGTTGAGGTAGCCGAGATATTCAACGGTTTGGTGCGGCACATCGAGTATATCTCGGACGCTGACGTAGCCTACGACACCGCCTGCGACAACCAGGTCACTTTTGGCGAGGGTTACTTCCGCATCCTGACTGAGTATTGCGACGACAACACGTTTGAGCAAGACCTGCGGATTGGGCGTATTCGTGACTCGTTTAGCGTCTACATGGATCCGACGATCCAAGACCCCTGCGGTTCGGACGCAGAGTGGTGCTTCATCAATCAGGAAATTACAAAAGACGTTTATGAGCGTGAGTTCCCCAACGCGGCAACGCTGTCGAGCTTGGCTTATGGCGTAGGCGACGGGCAACTGAATGCTTGGATTAACCAAGACACGGTGCGGATTGCTGAGTATTTCTACATCAAGCACGAATCCAAGAAGCTGAACCAATACCCCGGTGGGATGACCGCAATGGCGGGATCACCGGAGGCCAAACAGATTGAAATGATGGGTTTGGTTGCAACAAAAACCCGTGACGTAGACGTTCGGACAGTCAAATGGTGCAAGACCAACGGCTTTGAGGTGCTGGAGGAACGCGATTGGGCGGGCAAATACATTCCTGTAATCCGCGTAATTGGCAACGAATTTGAGATAGACGGACGGATGTACGTCAGCGGTCTGGTACGGAATGCGAAAGACGCGCAGCGCATGTACAACTATTGGGTTAGCCAAGAAGCCGAGATGCTGGCGCTGGCGCCCAAAGCACCGTTTATTGGTTACGGCGGTCAGTTTGAGGGTTACGAAACGCAGTGGAAAACGGCCAACATCAACAACTGGCCGTACCTTGAGGTCAATCCCGATGTGACTGATGGGCAAGGCGGGCCATTGGCGCTGCCGCAACGCTCACAGCCGCCGGTGGCGTCTAGCGGCCTGTTGCAAGCCAAAGCAGGCGCCGCCGACGACATTAAGAGCGCAACTGGGCAGTATGATAGCAGTCTCGGCGCCACCAGCAACGAACGTTCGGGGCGGGCTATTCTGGCGCGGGAAAAACAGTCCGACACCGGCACATACCACTACGTTGACAACCTGGCGCGCGCTATTCGCTACGCGACCCGGCAACTGGTAGACCTGATCCCGAAGATATACGACACGCAACGCATTGCGCGGATTATCGGCATGGACGGTGAGACAGACCAGGCCATGATCGACCCAATGCAACCGATGCCGGTTAAAAAAATTCAGAACGAGCAAGGCATCGTCATCAAAAAGATTTACAACCCCAATGTCGGCAAGTACGACGTTGCGGTGACTGTCGGCCCGAGCTACATGACCAAGCGGCAGGAATCGCTCGATGCCATGAGCCAGCTGTTGCAAGGCAACCCGCAACTGTGGGCTGTGGCCGGCGACCTGTTCATCAAGCACATGGACTGGCCGGGCGCGCAAGAGATGGCAAAACGCTTTGCCAAGACTATCGACCCCAAGCTGCTGTCTGACGAGGACGACCCGGCGCTACAAGCGGCCAACCAACAGATGCAGGCGATGGGTCAGGAAATGCAGCAGATGCACCAAATGCTGCAAAACGTCAGCCAGTCGATGGAAGCGCAGACGCTGAAGGTCAAGGAGTTTGACAGCCAAGTCAAAGCATACGACGCAGAGACTAAGCGTATCAGCGCGGTGCAGGCCGGTATGTCGCCCGAGCAGATTCAAGACATTGTTATGGGCACCGTCCACGGCATGATTACGTCGGGCGATTTGATTAACGAGATGCCAGGGCGTGACCAAGACATGATGCCGCAAGACATGATGCAGAACATGCCTCACATGCAACAGATGCCGCAAGAACAGATGCCGCCTCAAATGCCACCGCAAGGGATGCCGCAATGAAATGCACCGACTTTATGGGGATGCTGTTCTTAGCGCGAGATGTGGCGCATTCTGTGCATCTTAATACCCGCAGCTACTCAAAGCACGTAGCCTTGAACATCTTTTACGAACGTATCGTAGGCGCTGCCGACGACTTTGCCGAAGCCTATCAAGGGCGGCATGGTCTGATCGGCCCTATCTCGCTCATGTCGGCCAAAAAAACCGCTAACATCATCGAGTTTCTGGAAGATCAGTTAAAGGAAATTGAAGCGTGCAGATACGAGGTGGTGGATAAGTCGGACAGTTCGTTGCAGCAACTTATCGACAATATCGTAGAAGTCTACTTACGCACGCTTTACAAACTCCGATTCTTAGCTTGAGGTCAATTATGTCAGCCACCTATGAACGTATCACCGCAACTCATCAAATTAAAGTTGGGTTTGCGGTTTTAAAAGGCATTTTTATTAGCGCCGCAAGCGCAACGCCAACCATCACAATCTACGATTCCGGCACCGCAAGCACTGGTGACCCGATTATATTGGGTGTGTTTACGCCGACAGCGGCAACTAATCACACCTTCACCGCAAATGGTATAACGGCAAGCAAAGGGATTTACGTGGTCATATCGGGGACGGTAGCAGCAACCTTATTTTTTGAGTAATTGCAAATGACAGTCAAACTTTCCCCCGTTGCTGGCGCGGGTTGGCAGTTCTTTGATGATAATGGTGTTCCATTGTCTGGTGGCAAGCTGTACACCTACGCCGCCGGTACTACGACACCGCAAACCACATACACTAGCATTAGCGGTATAGTATCCAACGAAAACCCAATCATATTGGATTCGGCTGGCCGTGTGTCGGGCAGTAACGAAGTCTGGTTAACCAGCGGCGTAGCGTACAAAATGATATTGCAAACAAGCGCAAGTGTGCAGTTGTGGAGTGCTGATGATATTTCCGGCATAACTTAAGGTGAGTAAATTATGGCCGACATAAAAATATCCGCTTTACCTGCCGCAACCACGCCTCTGGCGGGTACAGAGGTATTGCCAATTGTTCAATCTGGCGTAACAACCAAAGTTGCAGTAAGCAATTTAACCGCAGGCAGGGCTGTAAGCGTATCGTCCTTAACCTCAACTGGTGCAATTACAGGCACTACAGTAGTAGCCTCCACTTTATTGCAGATGCCTGATGGCGTTGTCGGCACTCCCGGTTTACGTGTTGGAAATTCCAGCACAACTGGATTGTTTTCGTCTGGCGACAATACAGTGAGAGTCGCCGTTGCTGGCGTTCAAGTTGCTTTGTTTAACTCCACTGGTATGCAGGGTGTTCGTGCTTCAACTATTCAAGTGTTTACCGCAAGCGGCACCTACACACCCCCTACGGGGCTTGTCTCTGCGAACATCTACATCAAAGCCGGTGGTGGTTCGGGCGGCGGTAGTACCACGGCAGGCAGAGGCGGCGGCGGTGGTGAAGGTGAAGAAGCGTGGAAGCTCGCTACTGCGGCCACGATAGGAGCTAGTCAAACTGTAACCATCGGCGCTGCCGCCGCAGGAATCGCGCTTAACACAAACTCGGCGGGGAACACGGGGGCTACAACATCTTTCGGTAGTATTGTCACTGCTATAGGTGGTGGCGGCGGAACAAGCGGGACTAATGGTGGCGCACCGGGTAGCGGCGGCGCAGGCGGCACAGGAAAAAACTACGCAATGCCGGGGGATGCGGGGCAGCAAGGCGCTGATCCCGCAACCGGAACAGTCGCGGCATCTGGCGCTGGCGGCGGCAAAGGCGGCGGTATCATCAATGTGGCGGGGGTAGCTAACTCCGGTGGTGGCGGGGCTGGTGGATCGAGTGCTATTGCATCAACGGCGGGCGGGACTGGTATTGTTGTAGTTTACGAATATTACTAGAGGCCAGCATGAAAAAAGCATTGATTCTTCTTGACGGTCGTATTGCCGAAGTTTGTGAAACAGAGTTCCCCGTTCATCCTGATTTAGTTTGGGTAGATGTGCCGGATGACACTACAGCGCGAGACACATTTGTTGACGGCGTAGTAATTAAAGAAGTGCAAACTACGTTATGACCGAGCAAGAAATTGAAGAACTGTTTGCCCGCCTTACAAAAGGCTGGTGGATAATTAACCAAACCTTACCAGTGAGGCTCACTGGGGATTCCAAGGAATCAAGCCATGTCTGAAGAAGTAATAGCGGAAGTACCCGCGCCGGAACAGGTCGCTACGGCAGCACCTGAGCCTGAGATAGCAGCGCCGGAAGCAGCACCCGAAGTTGAG